GCACAGATGACCAAACGCGGGGGATCTGTACATTGTAGATCCCCGCTTATGTAATAATACACTCGGTCGCGCTAGAAACTTGTGACTCCTTGAAACCTGGCTGCGCCAGGGAAAATTCCAGAGTATCAAGAGATACGGCGCAACCAACTCAAGTCCGAAGACTAGCCCCTAGGTCACATAGGGTATATTGTTCTTTCCTGCTAGCACAATAGTTTAAAGCTACATTTATTATAGAGTGTCTGTCTCTAGCCAGTTAAAGTCATAGCGGACTGGCCTCACTTAAATAGTGAGATTGGGAAGGGGGGGATCAGCCTCGTAATACATACGAGGCAATCCTGAGAAGAAATATACTTGGAAATCTTCTCCCGCCGCAACCCAAGCATCAAAAGCCGTTTCGTACTGGCCTTCGACTTGAATTCGGTAATCCCATGTGGGTGTGAAAACTGAAGTTGTAGTATAGTTCTGTACTTTACCAGGTGTAAACCTGAATGGCGAATAGTACGGTACTTCGAACTCCATGGTTGGATTCACATTACCATTGCGATATGCCAATCCTCTCGGACCCATCAATGGCTTTGGTTTTGCTCGCGTGGCATCTGTTGTAAAGACAGCACTTTCCGCTGCTTGCGATTGGCTATCATACCCAGCTGAAATGGGTGTATCCACAGCATACCTGTCAAATTCATCACCACCAATGCCACCTCGTTCAATCCAGTACACGGGTTTGTTAGATACGTCAAATGTTCCGCGTGGCGCAATCTTCCATCGAATGCTCCCTCGCCAACCTGAGAAGGCGTATGTCACCCAATGCAGCAAAACCGTGTTACTGTAATTGTACAGTTCTGATGCCACATCGAGATCTTTCGCTCCTTCCACGTTGCCTCGCAAGTAAGGATACATTGATCTTGTTCCACCTACCATCACTTCACCGTTGGTGTTTGTATATGCCAGATTTGAATGAAGATTATAACGCTTCAACATAGTTCGAAAGGATGAAATAGATTCACCACAATAGACTTTTGCAAGCAGATCATCATTTGTCATACCAGGACCTAACTTCTCAGATTCTGAATGTTGAGGAGCACTTGGTTCTTCAGTGTTTTGAGATTCCGGTACGAGTTCCTTCCCGCTGTGTGGCTCAAAACCACCTTGAGGTTTGAACACGTACTTTTGAAATGCATTGTCCGGGACAAACACCTCAAAGTCCTCTCCCATGCTCACAAAAACATTGACTTCAATATCATTGTTCACGGTTGAGTTTGGTGTGGTAAGTTCATTAACAACGTAGACACCAATGACTCCATTACCTTCCTCTTTGGAAGCGTACGCAGTGGTGGAGTACATTTGTGTCACACTGTCCACACCGGGCACGTGGTGATTGAGCAAGCTTCGCTCTTGGCCATTGCCAATTTCAATCGTGAAATCAGTCATGTCGGCAATATCCACAACTTGCAGATAATTGGTATTGTACTCATTGCTCGCCAAGAAATTAGGGTCGTAAACTACCTTGATCCTGCCTTTATGGAAGGCTGAGCACACAACCTGGAACCGAAACTTCATGGTTCCAGTCCAATATCCAAAAGGCAAAGCGGCCATGGCACAAGCTGGCAAGTGCAAAGCTCCGCCAGCACTTTCGGCCCATGTTACCGGATCAATACGTGCATTCCACAAGAGTTCCTCGGGAGCTTTACCAATGGGCCAGCTGAATGATGTCAAGTAAGACTCACGCTTGGCAATCTCTCGGATTGATAAGGGGTCTCCACTTCCAAGTCCAGCTATTCTCGGATCTATGGACAGTTCCTGTTTGTCATCTACAGTGAGTTTGTGAGTTCCATCTGGAACTGTTGTCACAGCCATCTGAGATATACCTGTTGGCTTAAATGGTTCAGGATCCTTCGTGACAGGCGGTCTCGAATATCCAAAAGCCTTGGCTGTTTTAGCTACGATCCCAGCTCCAATCTCCGTGGCTGTCGCAAAAGGTGCTATTTGTGGAATCGACTTCAATGCACCAGCAGCTTTCGATACAGCCGTGGCTGGACCGGAAATCATGCCTTTTGTATTAGCTTGATCAATTTCAGATCCTGACTGGGGAATGAGTGTTCCAGGCTCAACAGAAGTGAGAACATTCATACTCACATCCTCGGCCCAAGCAAAAACACTCACAGTGACAAGATCCGACGCCCCGTTAGCATGTTTCAAATCATTCAACGAGCGGATCGTGAGTGCACCAAGATCTCCCCAATCTGAGTCTTCCACATGTAAATAGTTCTTGTGGTAGAAGAATGGGAGCTTCATTTCACCACCACTCGAAGTGGTGGGATCGAGATACACATGAGGCTGCTGTGAAGCTTGAACAATGTCTTGCGTAATCAGCGCGGCATTCGATGATAGTGAATCGAAAACATCAAATGGCAAGTATGAGGCGATAGCTCGCCCATATTGAAATCCATTACCATTGATGATAATCTTAACATGCAATTTGGCACGCAATAGATTGTAATTGGCCAGCCTATTGATCACACGCTTGTTCTCGAAATACAAGGACCAAGGGTCGAAACTTGCAAATAGCGAGGTTCCAACGCCCCATTCCACTTCAGCAATCTTGATTGGTCTCGAGAAGAAGTGCTCCAGTGATGCATCCTCTGTGTCCATCGACGTTCGTGTCGGATCAACGTTGTTCTCGATGTCATATAGGTAAGGATCATGTTGGTCTGAGAATTGCACATTCTCATATTGTGTACGGCCACCGACTTTCATAATACTCGCGTCATCCGTAACACCCGACTGGGGTGAAAATTCCAACTTGGTCAAGCAATCACTAATGCAATCGCTACTTGTTGAACGATGAAGACCAATATGGCACGTACAATTGGTGTATGGCTTAAAGCATCTTGTGCATGTTGCACTACGCTTCTGACCCGACACACAATTTTGCGGATTTTCCTCAAGAGTCTTAAGAACACGCTTCCACATGGGAACGTATTTTCGCATCTTTGGGTCCGCCTTGAGCGCACTGAGTGAAATATACTCACTCTGAGGCTCAAGTTCCTTGTTTGTTGGAGTGCTCCAACCGCTAATGTTCGATTTCTCGTTTTGTTTTTGGGTAAGTGGTTGATTTTCCGTGAAGCCCACTCAATATTCACGGCATGGATGATTGGTGGCTGGTAAAGCCGCGCTAAATAGCGCTACACCTATTTGTCAAAGCCTTTAGATTGGGAGGCATATTCCTTTCCTTCCCGACGATTGGGTCATATCATATGGTATCCAGTGACAAACTACAATTTTGCTGTGTTCCACAACCAGATTTGAAACTGGTCGCACTATTTTAAGGGGTTAGTGCAGGCCCGGGATGATCACTTTTAGGGTTTGGGCAGATATTTATCTTTCCAAGCTCCCACACGCTGATCATACGTGGTCCCCAGCTGACAGCACAAATGAGTTATACCTGATCGTACGGCAATCTCATTCATATCTGCTCTACGTTTTTCATATACTTCTCGGCCATGGTTGAACCATTCTCCAAGAGCTGTGTCAATGTTTTGAGCACAGGCCATCTCTTCTGTCAAAACACAACCCTTTGGTCGCATATAACAGTGAAGCATTTTATGAATCGACTTTTCGATTAAAGCACCAGTGTGCACACCAAGTTCAGGGTGATACACAGATGCTCTTTTCAAGAATTCAAACTCTTCAAATGGAAGATAATCAAGTAATTCACTTTCCTTGTCAGGCATAGTGTATGTTTGACCATACTTCTCCAGAAATTCAGAAACCGCTTTGATCGTGAACAATGGGACAGTCTTACTTACAGATCCGATATTATCATCCCCATAAGTCATGGCTTTCACATGTGTTCTGAAGGGGAGTCGAGATTCGAAAGTCTCAGGAGGATACAAGCTGTAAAAACAAGCTCTCAGATTCAAACTCCCACAAATTCCATTGATCACTACAGTCAACGAGTTACCACTGATGTGTGTCCCTTCAGTTAAACCGATGAGGTCACCATTGTAAGCAATAAGCGAAAACGCTACATCACCTGCTAGGGCTTCCATGATATCCAGATCCCTTTGTTGGTAATCACACTCTCGGGCAAAATCGATCATGATGCGAAATGAAGCAATAATTAATTGAGACGGAAGTTTTTGATCATACTTACCATAATCTCCACCAATGATTGTATCCTTTCCAAAAGTAAGTACATGATTGTGAAACGCTTCCCACTCCGGCCCGTGACTGTTAATTCCAACAGCACACTCCGCAGAAAGGGGGTTCATTTGCATGACTCGCAATATAGGAAGGAAATATTTCCTGATACACCAAGTGAGAGCGAGAGGGTTTCCATAGAAAATCCTACATTTCTCTTTCAGTGTTGACAGAACTTCATCTTTCTTACAAGCTTTGGCAATGGTATACGCTCGATAACCTTTAGCCCATTCTTGTTCACATCTTGTAATTTCTTCAATGAGAAACTCATCTAGCACACGATTGTTTGGTTTATCAAGCGTAGGTTCCAATTCTGTAACGAATTGTCTCTTTGGTCCACTTAAAGGAAACCCGACTGATGTGTCTAGTTTGATAGCATCCATGAATTTCTTCCCAGGAATACCACAAAGATTCTCATGATCGGTCAACGGTCTTGCAGAATTCCACAAAGGACTCCTAAAAATAGGCAACATATCCTCTTTGTAATCTCTCACGCAGATAGACAATAAATCGTGATCGTATGGTAGTGCAGGTACAGCTAAATTAGCTAAACACTTTTGCCATCCAAACCACTCAGGTTGCATTTTCGGGGGTCCCCAGGTATTCGGCACACCTAGCACATCCATGACATGTTCACTCATCTTAGTTACTTTGACATCTGATCTGTATGTTGTTTGTCCCAAACATGATCCATAGTACTCTACTTGAGAGTTTTCTGGCATATAATTCAAAGGACTTTTATCATGCAAATCTTTATCGTTCACTAGTTTGACTCCTAGCACTTGTTTTTCAAAGTTTTCAGCAGTACCAGTGAGCAAAACACCCTCACACTTTCTCAAAGTTGCATAAGCTGCTTCCAAGTCACTGACGAGTAACGTACCAAAACATCCCTTAGGGGTTCCGGCGTGTCCACCAAGATGAAATCCAGTTATACTGGATCCACCTCCATGTGAGATGAGCACGGCCCCGCAGAGACCCTGGAAGGTGTTGATCGAACAGGTTTTATAAGTTCCCCCAATGAAATGGCATGTTCCATTAGTTGTTAAACCTATTTGAGCAATTCCCTCGGCATCAACGAGTACTCCATTTTTCTGACGATACAACATTGAGAATTGATGATCAGATAGCTCTCCTGTTGGAAACCACTTTGTGAGATCTTTGAAAGATCCACCACTTGGTGAGTAACAAACGCGTAGATCAGAACTAGGTATCAAGTAACTGGCACTTTTGCACAAACGTGTTGCAAATTTACCACCACTCTTCTCAGGATTTTCCTTACGAAAGGTAACGTTAAGAATATCCTGTTCAAAGTAATGATTTGGTACAACAACAACATTTGATTTCAAGAAAAGACCATTTACCATGAGATTTCGATCACCAATGGTAACTGTTCCATAAACAAGATTCTTAGCAACAACGCCCCTCAATTGATTCGGAGCAATGCACTTCGATTCTACTGACATAGGTAATTGTCGCTTGACAACTTCTGTCCATGGACTATTTTCATTATCACGTTCCTCGATTTCCTGAATGTTTTTGGGCTCAAGTGATCCTTGTTGTTTCATTTCTCTCCAGGTCCTGTACAATTTTGCAAGCGCATACAATGCGCCAACAATTCCAGCAGCTTTGCAAATACGACCAGCGTGTTGATCACGCCAATCTTGCATCATAGGACTAAGGGTATTTCTACTCAACAACTCTTGTCTATACGATTTTTGAACAAGATGGACCATATTCTTCTGTCTGGTGAAAGCGAGTCCACCTAGACCAACGATAGCTCCAACTGTGAGTTTTGCATCCTTAAAAGAACTGGCATACAAAGATCCACAGATAACTCCAGACCACATTACAATTGTCTTCCTCTTGTATGTTTTCCGAATTTTCTCTTGATCAAAGAACATCAAAGCATTTTGGACAAGCTGATTGTTCAACCATGGCGTTGGGACAATTGACATCCAATCCCAATAACGAGAGAAGTACTTTGCTGCACCAATCATGGCCAACGAAGCGGCACCTTCAACAGCTCTGTCAGCTCCAAAGAAATCTTTCTTTAAACGATCAGTCACGATACCACCTGCTTTCTCAGCAGAAGTCAAAATTTCGAGACCAAATTGTTT